AGAATGCAATCTGCACGACGTGGTGGACCCCACGATTGGGCCTGACGTACGGGAGGAGAGGCCAACCCCAGGGGGTGGCCTCCCCATACGTAGTATGGGGGTTCAGCACCTAACTGTTCTTCACCGGCCAATATACTGAAATCATTTAACAAAATGACTTCCTGAAGTCTTCGGCCATGACATAGGCGCCGAAGACATATCATATGGTAACCCATTGATTTCATTGGATGCACAGTTCGTGAACACATATGAGTTAGGCCTCACTCATATGACTTAGGTCGTCATCCAGCCCCTCCGGGTAGACCCAGACAGCAGGATTTTCGACCTCGAGGCTAAGCCCGGATTGAGGGCATTTGAAATGGCTGGGCAGGACTGGGCGGGTCTCAGTGGTGACCTCCCCAGTGACCTGGTCGACATGCTCGATCGGTGCGCCGAACTGCATTCCTTCAACGCATAGATAGCCGAACCGCGACCGGGTGATGGGAAAACCGAATGCCGATGGGTCACGCAGAAATTTCACGAACCCCTTGGTTGCGAGGACGCTGAGGCGCTCGCGGATCGTGTGCTTGCTGCCAAGACCTCCTCGGTTTTCAAAGCTCTCGCAGAACTGCATCCCGGTGTAGAGACGCTCGCCCACCGCCTCGTCCAGCAGCATTCCAAGAATGACATCATGCTTTCGGAGCCTCTCGGCATCGAGCTTTGCGCCGACTTCCTTACGCACTAGGCGCTCGTTCATCGGATTGATTTCGACCCAAGCGTCGTTTTCCTTGTCAACCAGCTTAGCGGCCAGCGCCGGACCGTTGCGCAGTTCGATCTCAAGACGGCGCTGTGAACTTTCCTCATCTGGGCGGTGGAGGATCAGCCCCGAGGTGTAGAACCCGCGCAACGCGCTGGCGCCGGAGAGCGCGAGGAACGGATCGTCCTTCACCTGCTGCTTGCTCAGCTTCTTTGTGTGGTGAACGAGGATCACGCCGCAATCGGGGTTGATATGATCGCGCAGAACCTCAACCCGATCCTTCAGGAAGAACATCATCGCACCATTGTCGTTTTCGCCGCCCCCCTCTGGGCCGCCGTCAAAAAGGTTCCGGATCGGGTCGATGCAGATGATGTCGATAGGTTCGGCCGGAAAGGCGCGCCGAATGGCCTGAGCCGCATGTACGCTGCCCTCGGTGTCGAGCAGCATCTTTAGCTTCGGCGTGGCAACCAGGTTGTCGCGTGCGGCCGTCAGGAGACGAGGCGGCAGGCTGATCTGCTGCATGCGCTCGCGCAGGTAGTGATACTGGATCTCGGCCTGCAGGTAGAAAATGCGCAGCGGGCGCGGCGGGGTGAAGCCAAGGAAGGGCTGCCCGGCAGCCATGTGCACGAGCCAGGAGATCAGAAGATCGCTCTTGCCCACCTTTGGCGCGCCGCCCAGAACCAAGAGCCCGCCCGGCGTCAGCACGCGCGGTGCGATGATATCGGCCGGCATTGGCGTCGTGTCATCGAGGAGCGCGCCGAGCGTGAAGGTCGGCATCTCGTCTGGCACAGGGGCGGCGCTGTCGAGGCGGATAAGCGGCGGCCCGTGCTTTTCGACATGGATGGCCCAGAGGCGTTCCGTCTCTCGCTTGAGCCGTTCCACAGGCCACTGGGGGCGCAGCATCGCCGCGTTGTAGCCGCAGATCGCCTCCCAACCCTCATCCTTCGAAAGGCGGCCGTCGTGCACCATGCGGATAAAATACCCGATGGCGGCCGAGGCGCCCTCGAACCGTGACCAGTCATCCTGACCACCTTCGCGTACGGGCGTGACCAGAACGTCATCGGCGCGCGGCTTGTCCGTCGTGGTGAAATCCGGTGCGAGGTTCACGCCCGGTGCAGGCGGCATGTCAGCCACCGTCTCGATGAACTCGCCGAGATCGCGTTCGCGCTCGGCGTTCAATTCGACGATCTGGACCTGGGTCTTGAGGTTGTTCTTGTAATAGACCGAGCCCGCGACCCGGATCGGCTGGTGGGCCGAGCGGAAGTGCATGTCGCCCCCGACCTTGGCCGCGATATCACCGCGCAGGCGCGTCACCCGCGCAAGGTCGCTGCCCTCGGCAGGTTCGGTGAGTTTCCACCAGACATGAGCCTTGCGCTGTCCCTCAGCCGTGATGCCACCGCTTTCCACCACCATGGTGGGCGGGCCGAGATGGCGTTCAAGATGAGCGCGCTTGGCGGCAATGTCGCCATTGTCGATGTCGACCACCACGGCCTGCATCTGCAGCACCTCAGCGGCCTTGGCTTGCCCTGCGGCAGCGACCGTGCCGGGGATCACATAGACTGCCGCGCCCTCGCGCGACGCCCAATTGGCAAAGGTCGCCATCTTTTCGGTGGTGTTGTCGCCGGCCTCGATCCAGATGTTGTGCGGGCGCCCATCGATCCCTTGGCCTTTGTCGATGAAGCTCCGGACCGGGATCAGCCCATCGCAATAGCTAAAGACCACCTCCATGAACTGGGCGATCTGTTCAGGGTCTGGCTCATCACCGAAGACATCGGCCACGGGCACAGCGTCGTTGAAATCACGCCACGGGTTGAAATGGATCAGGTTTTCCTTCGGTGGCTCCGTCGTTTCTGGACGGTCATCATGATCGTGAGCCGTTGTGGCATCCTTCCTTGTGGCGTCGTTTTCGGGCGGGTCCTTCGGGGCATCGCTCATGTCGGCAGGCTCCAGCAGCGTTCGGCCCAGGAGCAGAACCGGCATTCGAAGAAGTCCTGATTGGCAGCGACGCGGGGGAGCAATTCGCCCGCATCGGTCGCTTGCAGGATGCGCACACCGCGATCGGACATCCGCTGCGCGAGGTCGGCGTCGAAGGGCACCAATTCATGGTGCAGCTCGGCCGTGTCCTTGTTGATCGCGGTGAAAAGAGCCGGACTGGCCGAGATGCCAGGAATCGTGGCCTCCATGTACGCCTGATAGACGGCAATCTGGGCGGCATAGACGGGCTTCGACTTCGTCACGCCATCCTTGACGCAGGCGCGCCAGTTCTTCGCGTTCATGGTCTTGCATTCCCAAAGAGCGGGAACAGCGAGACCGAACCCCTCAGGGCCAGCGGCGATGATGCCGTCGACATGACCTCGGATGCGCCCCCCCGCGACAGAGAAGCCGAACTGGCCACCATCGGGCCGGTTGCCTTTGCGGGTGTAGAGATCAAAGCCCGCCTGCCGGAGCCAGGCTACAGCCAGATCCTCAAGCAAATGACCGATCGCGAAGATGCGCAGCGACTGCCCGGAGAAATCCTTGCCTTCATCCTTCGGTTTGTCCGTGAACTCGAATTGCAGCGCGCGCTCGCAGGCGTGGCCAAGGCGGGAGCCACCAAGATAGTCGCGCGGCGCGCGCGTAGAGTTCTCAGCGGTGAGCGCGGCGTCGATCACCTCGTTGACACGCTCGGCAAAGCTGGGGCGATGGTTGTAATCGAGGGTCAAAACGGCACCTCCTGGGATTTCGCGAGGCGCGACATTGCGGAGCCGTAGCCTTCCAGTACTTCACCGATCAAAAACGTCACGTCGGCTTGGCTCAGGTCACACAGCCGCGTCTGCCAGCCGATCTCATCCATGGCCGTGCCGAGACGTTTCATCACTTGCGCGATGGCCACCTGTTCTTCTTCGGTCATTCCTTGCATTTTCAGTCCTTTTCGAGCGCGCGCGGCGAAGAGCCCCTGGCAGAGCATGGAGCAGAACCAGCGGTGGTCTCGGGGCGCGGTTTGTTGAGGTCGAAGAAGCCGAAGCCTCGCGCAGGGCGCAGACAGACGGCACAGGGCATGAAACGCGGATGCCAAAGCCGGAAATCCGGGCGATCAGCAACCAGCGTGGGCGCGGACGGGGTGCATGGGACATGGATCACGCTGCCCTCCGACCAACGCCGGCAGCAGCTTCAACCAAACGGCCGATATCGCGCTTGTTGAAGCCAAAGGTCATCAAAGCCGAGGCTTTGTAGCGCGTAAGGCCAAAATCGCTCCGTGCCTCCGGCGAGAGGTACTTGAGCTGCTTTTCGGTGGCGGGCTGGTTCAGCCAGCCACGCGTTTTGAACGCGCTTTCGTCGGTCTCATGCTCGTTCAGCCAGTCATCGGCTTGAGCGAGGCACACGGAGCGTTCGCCGATGCCCAGAAGACGTGTCGCCGCGTTCTTCCGGCCACCGACCGCGTACCACTGACCCTCGAACCAGAAGATACCGCCCCAGGCGTTGAAGCCCGTGGCCATGAGCGCTTCCTCGGAGTCGAAAAGGTCGACCCATTCGAAACTTGAGCGTTTCAGAAGGTCGATCTCGGTCATAAGGAACCCCGAGAGGGGCGTTGCTGTGACCCCGGGCCCACCTTCCTCCTCGTCGAAGGCAACGCCGCAGATGGGGCATTCGCTGCTGGCCAGAGGAATATCTGCTCCACAGGACGGACAGGCCTTTGTCGGCGCCTCACCAGAGCTAGTCTTCCCGTCCAGATCGACATCCTGCTCCAGCGTTCCGTGGATCAGGCTCGAGGTGCCGAAATCCAGAACGACGCAATCGGTCTTTACGACGCCTGGGAATTCCTCGGGGTCGACCGTGCGCAGCCCACGTCCGACCATCTGGATCATGGTGGACTTGTAGGAACTCGGTCGAAGCAACACGACACAGGAGGTGGGCGGGTGATCCCAGCCCTCCGTCAATACAGCCACGTTGACGATGACCCTGATCTTTCCGCCCGCGTAATCAGCCAAGACGGACTTGCGGGTCTCAGAAGGCATTTCCCCATGGATCAGTGCTGCAGAGATGCCTGCGGCCTGGACGGCATCGCGTACATGCGCAGCATGCTCGACGGTGGAACAAAAGATCACCGTCTGCCGGTCGCCCGCCTTTTCCTTCCAGTGGCGGATCACCTCCTCGGTCACGGGGGCGCGGTCCATGATGTTGGCAACCT